CCGCGCTTGAAATGATAAAACCTACACAAAGCTCTTTACCTGAGATGTCTTTTAGATTTTTTATCGGACTTATATCGTCAGGGATTATTGTTCTGTTTTTCAGGATTATAACACGCCCATTCCGCTACTAGCGCTTAACCGAATCCTCAAGCCCAATGATATCGCCCGTTGCATCCTCAACCTGATTTAACAGACCTCTGATATAAAATAGGTTTTGAAACGGCATTAGGCCTCTGACCTTATGCAAATCTGACTTTGATGTATCGCCCGCAAAAATGGACCCTGATACTTGGAATATGTCTGAGATTGCATCCGGTGTTGGGCCGAGAAATGCGCCAACCACATTACGCGATTGGTAGCGGCTCATCTGCTCGCCGGTTACTCCTGACAAACCCACGCGGCCACGGCTGGCCTTTTCCGCTACGTTGTTCACGTCCATCATCCAACCAGCAAGACCAGACCAGTCAAAAGCATTGGTTGCCCAGACCGCCGGATTGTCAGATAGATCCTTTCCGGCAGATAACTGTTTAGCCATATAGGTCATCGCACCAAGCGACAGAGCTACAACCACACCAGCCAGCGCATCAGCATCACGCTGCTGAATCGCTGAAAGAGTGATCTTCTGCATAGCCGAGACATTAAAGCTCTTAAACTGGCCGATTGTTTTGCCGAGTTCCGAGCTCATCCAGAGCGGTTTATCCTGCCCCGGTGTTACAATGATGCGATCAACATCGCGCACCACAGCAGTACGGAAGGCCTCACGCGCTAACCGGTCATCCCAATCTGCGGCCTTGGCAAGAAATACACCATCTTGAGTTTCACCATATTTCTGAAACTGCTTATGAATGCGCTCGGCCAGATCGGTATTGATCCCTGCCGCGCCAAGCTTCCGGATTTCTTTCGCTGTGGCCGTACCTTTGGCAACCGCCTCGGCAGAACGCAGCATATTGGTCATGACGATCATGCCGCTGAATTGCTTCATTGCAGCATTCCATGGGGCCATAAGAGACACCACACCAAATCGTGTTCCGGCAGACTTGACGGCGCGTTCAAACTTGCTTCCGCGCCCAAAATCATCACCTATCTCTGCCATAGACATAGCACGACTGTCGAGCACCATATCAAGTGCTGTACCTGCAGCTTTCACCTCTTGCCCGGCCATTTTCACGGCCTTCATATTTGAAACGAGCGGTGCAAATCCATCGCGGAACGTAGAAGTCAGGCCATGTTTGAAAATGATACCTGCCATATCTGGGAAGGCTGAGAGCGTCATACCGCCAAGCAGACGGAGATAATTCAAGTTACGAGCCACACGACCGGCGCGGAGCACGATACCATCAGGATTAGACGGCAAGGCATACTGACCGCGAATGCGATCGCGCATGCCTTCAATGTCTCGCACAGCACCCTTACGGGCTTTTTCAAGTCGTGCGCGTTCTTTGGCCTTTGCCTCAGGCGCAGCAGCCTTCCCTTCCTTATCAAGCATGCCGTCAACTGCGGCAATCTTACGATTTGCCTCGTCATTAATCTTGCGGATTTGTTCAGCCATATCTGGTGAGCCGAACTTATTGGTAAGCTCAATATCCGCAGACATAGTACGCACCTGAGCATGGAGCACCTCCTCAATATCAGTGTTGAGGAACTCCTGTATCTTCTTGCTTTCAATGCGCAGAAGACGCTCTTTCAATGGGCCGCGTGGCCCCGAAACAATGCTATCATAAGGGATGCGGCCATCAACATTGCCGAGGATAGTATCAATCGTTTGCTCAACAATATCTTTGATTTCTTCATCTGACAGGCGAGCAAATTCATCTGCTTTCTTCGCTGCAGCATCTGCTTTTGCGTTGGCTTGTTTTGCAACTCTTTCAGCATCGCCAATTCGAGCTGCGGCATCGCGCTTCGACACAAAGTAATCGTTCAGGATGCGCCCAAAGTCTGAACGATAAGCAGAGATTTTATCTTTGTTGTACATGCGAAACAGGTGCGACACATCACCAGCTACTGTAATATCCTCTGGCAATAGACGTGCTTCAATGGCAGCCCGTTTCATCGCATCATCGATCTGACGATAGATTTTTGCTGCTTCTACCACCTCTGGTATTGCGTGGGCATCACCGCTAAACGCTGCCCGCCCAACTTCCTCTTTGAACTGCTTGAAGGTCAGTTTATCGCCACCGGTTAAGCGCTGCATTTCTGAGCGCATAGGAGCGAGGCGACGCTGCCAGCCTGACGGGTCAGGTGTGTTGTGGAAATATTTCGCATAAGACGTGTCAATCTGTTGCAGGGTATCTGCAAGCGGCGCGTTCCACATCTTCATGCGAGTTTCAACCGAGCCGCCGATTTCTGTTGCTACGCCCTGAGCATTGGCCGCGTACTCAAGCGGGGTTTCTGCCAACTGACGCGCAGTCGTTCTTGCCTCATCAAAGTCAGAAAGTTGCGAGCGGATGAGCGGATCTTGAGAACGAACTCCCCAAAACTTTTTGATTAAGGCCTCATCCTTGATTGCGGTAGGCCCCTTATTGACCGCTGCAGCACCGGCAGACTGAGCGCCACCACCACCAAACACAGCCATATCAGCTTCTGCGAATGCTATATTCTGCCCCTCAATCTTGCGGCTAAGGGCAGATGCCTCTGCATTGGATAGATAGCGCCCAACAAGCGCACCAAGAGCTCCACCAAGCAGAACCGAGCCGCCGACATTGAAAACAGTTTCTTCGCCGGTTCTCGTCTGCTGTGTCAGTTGCAAACCAGCCTCTGACACACTGGCATCGATACCGGCACCAACGCCGACCCGTGCAGCCATACCCAGAGTTGTACGAGCGCCAGCACTCACCACGCCACCGCCCAACGAGAAAACAGTTGGCGCATCAAGTGCACTGGCACCAATGGAGGCTATAATGCCAAACACACCTGCAGCATCTCTTGTTCGGCGATCTGCTTCTTCTTGTTTGATCTTGAGCTTTAAAGCATCAGCTGCAGGCTTATTGAATACACCCGCAAACCTTTCAACATATTGAGAAAAATCGGGATCATCTTTCACATAATCGACAGAGTTAAACCCCTCCTCGATACGATACGGGTCTTGAATGCCTCTCGAAGCTAGATATGAGCCAATCATATTGTCAGAACGGAAAGCCGCAGCCAGCGTCTCTCCGATAGAAGGGTCTTGTGGGCGCTCCACTGGTGCAATATTTTGCAGGTCTGCTACTGCTACATTCGGTTCATAGAACGGCATTAATTACCTCCTCCGTCCAGTATTCCGCTATCTTGTGCATTTTTGAATAGTTGCGACCGATTATCTTTCAGATCGCCCTTTATTGTGGGCGTTTCTGTAGTTGGAGGTGATGCGAACTGAACAGGCTCAGTTATTGGAGTTACCTGCTGCGCCTCAGGATTATCCCAAGCAGAGCCAGCACCCATTGGTATTTCGCCACCGGAGATATACTCGCCGATACCGTGTCCGATTTTTTGATAATCGTAAGCTCTCTCAACTCTTTGCTCTTGAGCTTTTTTGACATTCGCCAGATCAGGCTTCCATTGTTTTTCATAGAATGGCGACTGGTAGAAACCGGTCTCATCCTTGAATAAAACTTTGTACCCTGGAAGCTGATTTTGCTTCTTTTCTGCGTCTGTCTTTTCTGTAGAAACAAAAGCCACGCGGCTCATGATGTTATCACGAACCATTTTCCGATATTCGGAAAGACCGCTTTCGTCAGCAATGAAAACCTCTCTGCCATTGACTTTCCCCCTGTATGAATTGCCGCTACTATCCTTTGTCGGGTTAAGCGACACATCATCAGGAAAGGCTGTTGCCAGATCATTTACGAGCTGATCTTTGATGTATCCATATGGGTCACTAGGAGACCACATCGCGGGCCAGATTTTGTCGGGCGGGTTCTTCATCACGGTTGGCGTACCCGTGATATCTGTAACACCATAAAGTCGCTTCATTTCTTGCTCTGCTCGACTTTTTGCGAGTTCCGCATTGCCACTTGTTGCGTAGAACTCTTTCTCCGCAATAGCTAAATAATCTGCAGAAATTCCAAACCCTTGCTGCTCTGTAAAACCAATATTCGGCCTTCCTAGGCGCGTCCAACCTTCATTGAACATTGAAGCAAGGTTGACGCCCTCAAGTGACTTACGGAACTCTTTCGCAGCCGGTTCAAGCGCCTTACGGTCACGTACTTTGCTAGGGTCGTTATCTTCTGCAATTCGTCTAGCTGCGTCCTCAGGCTTCATATCCAATCTATTCACATAATGCTCGAAATCATCGACTTTACGCTGGATTGCATCGCCGCCTGTGCCCCGCCCCAGAGACGAGGGGTTTATTTGGTTGAAACGAGAAGCTTGCTGCAAGGCTGCAAGAACCTCAGCTGCTATTTGACTTTCTGCACCAGCTCGTAACTGGTTCAACATTGGTTGCGGCACGTAGCCACTCTGACGCACTTGGCTTTCAGTAAAGTTCCGCAGGTCATCTGAGGATAAGTTACCTTTTGCAAAACTAAATGCATTGTCGGCACGTTTCTGAAATTCGGACGCATATGGGTCACCTGAAAAATTTCCGTTTAGGATCGATGCAACGTCCGCTTGTGTTTGCTGCGTCTTTTTATATTCCGTACGAAACTGCGTAATTCTCTCTGCTCTTTGACCTAAATCAAGATAAGGATTATTGGCTATGTCCTGTTCAGACGTAATGGTGCCTTGAACAATCCCGAACCGAATGCGGTCATTTTCCTGATTTGATCTTGCTGTCCATTCGGCATTGCGCTTGGCGATGCCTGTATTCGCAGCCGCCATAGCCTCGTCGTACAACTTCAACCTGTCATCAAGTGACATTTGATTGAACCGAGAGTCTACAGGAACACTAAACGAGTTCTTGTTTCCCATTTTGCCGGTCGCCCATGCCGCGACTTCCGATGCAGATTTACCTCTCAAGAAGCCATTCGCCTGAACAACTTGCGGGCCAACGATATTTTCAATTGGCGTAGATGGATCAGCTTTGAGAACCTGTACAGCGCCGCGTGGTCCTAGGAAGTGCGCCAGATAGATATTGCCGGCCGTTTGTTCAATGCCTTGGTTAGCGAGGAATTGCGCATTTTCAAGCGTATAGGCGCGGGTCATTTGCCGCCCAAGCTGAGGGTCGGTTTTCAGCTTCAAAAGCTCTTGATTGCTGCGCCCCTCTGCAATGTCTGGACGGTTCTTACGAACGGTCGCAATCCATGTGCTATCAATAAACTGCCCAAGCCCTGAAGCTGATGAGTTTGGGTTTTTTGCATCTGCCCGACCGCTACTCTCTACCCCGATAATCTGGTTAACTACAGCGTCAACGGGAGAACCGCGAAGACCACCGATACCAAGTCTACCGGACAAATCTGCCACCGCATTAGGGTCTTGAGCGGCACGAGCTTTGATATTATCGCCTACGCCAGCAGCTAATAATTTCTCAGCATCCTTTTTAGCCTGCTCCCGCTCCGATTTAGATAGTCCCGGAGCGGCATCGATATAATCAATGATGTTTTTCTTGGCGTCGGCGTAGCTATCTGGATTGTTCGCAATGTCGATTTGAAGTTTCTGAGCGCGTTCAGTGATGTTGGTCGCCGACCAGTCATGCATCATTCCTGCCTGCTGACCTGCCGCAAAATGATTAACGGCCACATTGCCTGTCAGGAGAAGCTCTGAATATTTCGGCTTTAGAAAATCCGGTACATTACGAATGAACTCAGTGGCATTTTCATGGTAGTTTTTTACGGTTGCTTCGGTCAGCCCTTGGCCTGATGGATCAGTACCTTCTTTGATTTTGATGAAGTCAGCTTTGCGATCAGCCTGAAACCGCTCATACTCTTGATCGGTTTTGAACTCGCTGAGTTGCTTTTCCATCTGTAAGCGGCGCATTTGCATCTGGTTTTGCATATCTGCGTGATTGCCGATTGCGTTACCAACCTGCGCCAAACCCTGCCCAATGCTACTATCAATACGCGTATCAGGGATGCCGCCGATATCAATTGACCGGCTGGCTTCGAGGGGACGAATTACGACCATCAGAACATACCTGTGATTGCTCCGCTCTTGGCGCGGCTGTATTGTGTGTAAGGATTGGTAATCATAGTGCGCTGCTGGTTCGTTTGGCTGATGCCTGTGAAAGCATTCCCCCCTGTAGCCAGCGCTCCGAGATAGCCGCCTGTCATTGCGCTTTTAGCGTTTGAGCGGGCTAGACTGGACTGGAAGCGGTAATTGTCACTCTGTACTTGTGCGCCATATCGGATAGCCTGCTCGTCAAGACTGGCCTCTGTTGCGCTGTCGAGCAGTGTGTCCGTTGCAGAACCAGAAAGGGCAATACCGCTTGAAAGGTACTGCCCTCGCATTGAAGCTAATTGCCGGTCGTTAGAGCGCCCTTGTATGGTAGCGTCGTAATTCCCCTTCTCGAATGCCATCTGCGCTTGCCGGTCGGCATATGCGGCCTGTGACTTGTATGATGCAGATTGAGCCTGTGCTCCTGCAATCTGACCAGCCATGGACACGCCAGCGCCGATCAGTGTCATAGAAATTGGGTCAAAACACATTAAGGGGCACTTTCAAGTTGCAGTACCAATGAACGAATAAGAAGCGGAAGCGGTTCATCAGTTTCCATGATCAGCTTGCCGTCACCATCCAGCCAAGAACTATCAAGATCAGCCGGAACAAACCCGGTTCGCAGTTCAATGGCTGCGCCAAATAAGCTATCGCCGGTTTTCATGAGCTGCTCACGGATAGGCGGTTGCCATGTGTCTGAACCGAATGAACCGACTTTTATTGTGCCAGAATTCAGCACATCGACATTGGCACCCATGATTTTGCGATTGCGCCCAAACAATGAGCCATCTTGCTGCGGCCCCGCTACCGGTTGCGTTACTGCTCGGCTTCGATATGGCAGGCCGATGCTGATTTTGCTGGCTGCATATGGAAGCGTAACGCTCCCGCCCGTTACGATAAGATCACGCACAACGTTGCCATCAGCCAGTGCAATCACGGCCTCGCCCTCTAAGTGGCTGAGAGAGGTGATTGTCTGAATTGGCACTCCGGAATATTGCAAGCCGCAATCGACATGGAGTGCATCTTCAACGCGATCAATGTCACCATCAAACGGGCGGTCGAGAACCTCAATGTATCGCTTTGTCTGGCCGTTTATAGTGCGGCGAACTACCATGTATAGATCATCATAGCCGACATCTTCACTCGGAACGACAGCAACACTCTCGACCGCCCCGCCCGAAATCTCGTGTCGTGCGAAGCCAACAATCCTTTGCTCTCGGTCGTACGCCACAGAGACAAGCGAACCGTCACCAACGGCACAATAAATCTGCGGGTCTGGCCGCTCACAAAACGCCCAGTCAACGATGCCGGATTTAAACAGGTGCTCGCCGATAAGAGAGAGTTCGGGAGCCACATATCGGTTCTGATCGCCAAGAACCAGTTCGCGAATTTTCGTAGCGCCAGAGCCGGCATAAAGCGTGACCCCGCCAATTGATAAAGGGTCTAATGCAGCTGCACCGCTTGTCGGCCCTTTGCGTTGTGTGATGTTGATAGCAGAAAACGACTTATTCAGATCAGACGGGCCAACAGATCGGATTTGACCGGCAGAACCTGTGACCAAATCCTCATCATCTGCAAGCCACAGGATTTCATTCTGATTGGATGATAGAAGCGTAATCGCCAATCCATCGGTTTCAACCTTTGGATCGCTCACGCCATAATCTTCGAACTGCCCTTGCTTTGAGCCAAAGACGGTTACAGGTTGGCTGTTTGTTCGCCCCCACATCAACCGTTCATTGAACAGGCGAACGCTTGCAGGCCACCCGGAGGCTTCTGAAAAGGCTCCCATCCGCCACAATGAAATCGGTGATAGATTAAGGAGCTTTTGCCCATATAACCGCACCATGACCTGCGTAGGCGAGACATAAGATGCGATCTTTACCCACATCCATTTTGATGACGGACCCATGATGCGAATAGTTCGCCCAACGTCTGACGGCTTAAAACCTTCACCGTTATTAATACCATTTGTAGAGGATGCGGTTAATACAGTTGGAATTTGATCGGCACCATATCTGTGAAAGCCGTAGCCTCCAGTCCATATGCCATTGTCCCCCTCATAGGTATTTTGTGTACCAAAGAAGCTCATTCGATACTTAGTGAACGCTCGTTTATTCTGTGTTTCAAAATAATAACGTTGACGGATTTGCCAGCCACGCTGCCCTTCGACAGTGTCAATTACAACCCATTGAGAGCCATCCCATCCGGACAAATCCCAGCCATTTGGCGCATGCCCGGGGTCCCTATCTGGTGCGCCAAGCCAATAGTTATCCAGCACTTGAGGAGTAGCCAAATTAATTTGGTACCAGCCCGCATCTGATGGCCCTCCGCTTTCTGTACTTTGAATGATAATGCCGCCATCACCGGATGGTTTTAGTGTTGTCTCGGCATCATCGGCGTCCATGTACGGGCCGTCGGTAAATTCACAATTTTCTATCGACCAATTGACATCACTAAGCCGCTTCAATTTTTGTGGAGCATAATTTTTATGTGCAAGATATCCGACATCATTGAACTGGTCATAGCTTATGCTCGACAAGTCTAGTGCGTTATAACAATGCTCAATAGTGTAAGGTGCGCCGTCTGAAACCAGTTGCTGTCGTTCAGATATAAAGCGCAATGTTTTGTTGCCATTGAAGGCGAGAACATAGGACTGCTCCTCTGAAAACTTAAACGGCAACAGGCGCGTTTTCTGGCTGCTGTCTGCTACCTCAGCAATGAACTGTGTGCCAGACCGGCGGCGCAGACCGCCATGCGTCAGGACATTAAAGTTAACACAGTAAGACAGCGACGACTGCCAGAAGTCCACGTCAGAGCGCGAACCAAGCAGTGGCGTTGTCCAGCCCTTATCAAATGTTGCTTGGTGCGCGTAATAAGCCATCAGCGTTGTTCAACCCATTCATTATCCGCAGCGCGTGGGCTAGTGCCTTCAATGGCATTTACCCGCCATGCTGCGTTGATTGCCTCTTGGTGCAAGCCTTGCGCGACCTGCACATATGAAATCTTTCCGGTGACGAAATGACCGCACTTCATCGCCAGATAAGAGGCAAGCGCCTCAATAAATACCGCAGGATACCGGTCGTAATCTTCTGTTCGTGCCAGATAGCGAACCAGTAAAGACGCCGGAGCATTAGTCAGTATGTGCTGGCCTTCAATCTCATGCTGGATTGGAGAGCCTTCACTGTTGCCGCCCGCTGTTAACGGCAGCACCCGCAAACAATCAGATGGAACTGTGAAGCGGTTAAGCCAGCCAAAGGCAGGCGCTTCGCTATCCTTGGTCAACATCGCCCGTTTGAGCGCGAAATTCCAATCATAGCGAGCCAGCAGGCTATCGCGTGACACATCAAAATTGCGCTTCATCCAGCGGACAATAGACCGGTCATCACGCTCGAGGTTGGTAATCTCGGCCTCTTTCATAATATCAAGGGCGAGATTGCAGATATCGGTTGGCGTCATGCACCCTCACCTTCCTCAGGCTCAGGCGCAGGAGGCGGTGTTTCCTCCTGCTGCTCACGGCGTTGCTTCTGCTTTTTTAGGTAAAACCACGCTTTAGGCGGGCTATAAGCTGCCATAACAGTCACCCATTGATCGGAGGACGCAACGCTTTTTGGGTGCGTTTACCGTCTGGACGATGCTTATTAAGGACGCCAAATACTGCTTTGCTGGCTGCATTTGCCGCCTGCTCATTAATCTCCCGCATTGACTGATCAATCGCCTGCTGCTCAAGGTTCAATTCATGCAGAGATTTAGGCGCAGCTTCTGTTTCAGTTGCAATTTCAACCTCAGTGCCAGCATCCTGATTGTTCTCTTTTTCTTCACTCATTGCCTTCTCCTGAAAAGAGAAAGAGGGCCGAAGCCCTCAATCATTAACCGTTGGTGATAAGGAAGCTGATCGGAACCTGCTTGCGCTCTGGATAGACACGCGTCCAATTGGCAGGATCGGCAAGTTCGGCAGTGGTTGGAAACTCACCGGCCACTGAAGCGTCATTCCACTTGATGCCATAAGGATGCAGTGCAAACTGACGGCGAGTGTAGAGAATATCACCGCCAACGCCGTTACCCTGATCAGGTTTGCGATCAACCTCGATATTCGGACTGGTTGACATCGGCTGCTCATTGAAGGCGATCGCCTCATTGCCGAGCAGATAGGTGACATACTTTGTCGACCCCGAACCGGTAATGATTTTTGCAGTGTCAGACACCACAACACGGTAGCCGAGATATGTCGGGAACTGCACCTCACCACGAGCATCAGGGATGAAGTCAATCAGGTTCTGCTTCTGCAAGCGAGTGAAGATTGCCGAGTGCATGATCAGGGTTGACAAGGCCTCTGCCGCATCACCCATTGTCTGCTTGGTATCAAGGATAGACTCGGCAGAGATAAGGTTTGCCGCGGCAGGCGTACCGGTGGCAAGGCTGATATCCTTGACCATATCGCCGGAGTTGTTCGCCACGTTGCTCAGATAAACACCGTGCAGTGTCGCTACGAGCAGAGTATTGAAGTTGCGCGTCCACCAGTCAGCAACCAGATTGCCGATTGCCTTCATTGGATCATCGCCAGCCAACACGCCGGAAAGACGCATGGATGACCATGACTTAGTGCGCACCTGTCGGGCAGCCACGTCTTTTCCAGACTGAATTTTGCCTGGTACGCTCAACTGCGTCGGATCATCCGAACCAACATCGGAATCAACATCGGTTAGATCGCGCCAGAACGGGACATTGGCAGTCTTGCCACCGCCAGCAAGAAAACTGGTCAGGTTAGCGTCGCTACGCAGAATGCCGGACTGAAAAATAGCGCCGCGCTCTTTTGTGCGCTGGATCATGTACGGATAAAATACCTCCGGCACGATCACGTCAGAAATACGGGTAGTAGCCATCTAAAAACCTTTCTGGATGGTCGCCGCGTCACAGCCCGTAGTCAGCAGGGTTAAGACCTGCCGAACGGATCATAGATTTGGCCTTTGCCGGATCGGAACGAATGAGCGATCCCTGCTGTGTCAGGTTAAAATTTTCGGCGGAGAATGGATTGTTGACTGTGCCGTTGGCATTGGTTGCCACGCTGTCTTCTGCGTACATTTCCTTGCCAACCTTCGCCAAAGCGAACGCCAGCTTGGAGCTGAGTACGGAGCCTTCCGGCGACAATGCACCAAGACGGGTTAGTTCGTCCTTCATACCAAGCTGACCGATAGCCCTGCTCGCATATTCCAGATTTTTCTTGTATCCGTCTGTGTCGGGGTCGCCCCATTGATTGACGATCTCGCGGTGTGTGTCGCCTTCAAGCTTTGCAGCATTCTCACGCATGGCAGTAAAGCCGCCAGCCTGATGAGCCACAAATTTGTCATGCAGCACCTGAGCCTGTCGCGGGGAAAGCCCTGCCTCATGCGCCCAGTTACGAAACTCCAGTGCGCTATTCTCATCGTATGGGAAATCCTGCGGAACAGTTTCTGTATTGAGCGCCAGCTCATATTTATCTGCCGTATCAGGGCGACCGAGCTTGCCGTAGAACGCATTCCATTCATCTGCCGATGCATCCGCACCTGGCACGGTCAGGTTCTTGCTCAAGTGGCTTTCAAGCTCACGATACGAACGGATCGCATCATCAGGTGATTTCCACTGCTTCGCTTCGACTAAGGCGCGGTTATCTTCAGCTTGAAGGCCTGCCGCCCAGTTCACGTCACTGCCGCTTGACCCTTGATCAGCAACAACGGTTGCGGTCTGAGCGGTTGTAGGTGCTTCCACCTGCCCATTCTCTTCTGCCATAATTATAATCCTTGGTTGAGGTTCTCAGCTTCTTGACGGGCTGCGTCTTCAAGTGCGGCCAGTTGCTGGTCACTGAGGGTGAGATAATGAAAAAGCCGCCCGAAGGCGGCTCTCTGTCCGGCACTGTAACCGGCTTGAAAAAGCGAAAGATCAGAGCTTGGCGGCTCGACCAGATAGAACCCTGTGTGAAGGG